AAATTGATACATTTTTCTTAGGTGAAAAAAGTATTACAAAAGAAAACCTTAAAAAGTTATTAGATGAAAGTAAATACGCTATATCTTCTAATGGAGTTCTTTACACTACTGATAAAGTAGGTTGTATCCCTGATATCTTAGACCTATGGTTTAAACAAAGGGTTGAGTTTAGAGCATTGGAAAAAAAGTATGGTGAGAGTGGTGACAAAGAGAAGTACGCATTCTATAAGAAAAGACAATTGGTACAAAAAATCTTATTGAACTCTTTATATGGTGTGTTAGGTTTGCCGGCTTTCCGTTTTTATGATGTGGATAACGCTGAGGCTGTAACAACAACCGGACAGACTGTAATTAAATCTACGGCTGATATGGCTAACATTAAATACAATAAAGAGTTAGGAACAAGCGGACAAGACTTTAACATATACATTGATACGGATTCGGTATTCTTTTCAGCAGTACCTATCTTAGACCATCGTTATAAAGATTGGAGAACTTTGCCTGATGCAGAAATTGCCTTGAAGGTGGATGCTATTGCTGGTGAAACTCAAGACTTTTTAAATAAGTTTTATGATGTATTGGCTGAGAAAGTATTCAATGTAGATAAAACAAAACATAGATTCCAAATCAAAAAAGAATTCGTAAGTAGAAGTGGTATTTGGATTGCTAAAAAACGATACGCTCAATGGATTATTGCAGAGAATGGTATTCCTTGTGATACCCTACAAGTTAAAGGGTTGGATGTGGTTCGTTCATCGTACCCAGCACAATTCCGTAAGTTTATGAGTGGTATATTGATTTCAATCCTACAAGGTGAAACTGAAATAGTTCTAACTGATAGGATATATGATTTCAAAAAAGATTTGGTTAATATGGATGTAACTTCGATAGCTAAGAACTCAGCAGTAAAAGAGTTATCTAAATACATTCCAAAAAAGAAAGATAATAGAGCAATGTTCCAATTTAATAGTGGAACTCCGGCGCACGTTAAAGCAGCGATTGCACACAATCAATTATTAGTTCACTTCAAATGTGCAGCTAAGCACGCTCCTATGAGAGATGGTGATAAAATTAAGTGGGTATATTTGAAACAAAACCCATATGGATTGGATGCAGTTGGGTTCAAAGGACATGATGACCCTGAAGAAATAATGGACTTAGTGAGGATGTATATCGATTATGATAAAATCTTCGAAAGGGAATTATTGAAGAAATTAGAGGACTTCTATGGAGCATTAGGATGGGGTGCAGTACTTTCTTCACAAAAGACAGCTGAACAATTCTTTTCTTTCTAAAAGATTTGGTAGTTTCAGATATTTTTCGTATATTTGTATAACAAATTAAAACATAAATTTAAAATTTCAATTATGAACAAAAGCAAATTTGATGGTTTCGTAAATCGTTACAACTTAGGTGGTGAGATTGAATCCGTTATGGTAAAATCCGATGACACTAATTTATCGGTAAGAATGATTTCAGATGACAAAACCTTATTAGGTGATGTTACAGTAGTAGGTGGTGAATTCCCAAATGGTGAATTTGGTATTTACACTACATCTCAATTAAAAGGATTATTGAGTGTATTAGATGAATCAATCGCAGTAGAAGAAGTTACTGGAGCATTGAAGTTTTCTGATAAGAAAACAAAGGTACAATATATGTTAGCAGCACCATCGGTGATTCCTGCAGTACCTGATTTAAAAGCATTACCTTCATTCGATACGGAAGTAAGCTTAGATGATGACTTTGTAAATAAGTTCATCAAATCAAAAGGTGTATTATCTGATTCAGATACATTCACATTTACGGTTAAAGGTGGTAAGGCTGAAATTATCTTAGGATATTCTTCAATCAACTCAAACCGAATTTCAATTGCAGTAGAAGCAACTGCTAAAGAAGATATTGAACCAATCGCTTTCTCAGCAAAGTATCTGAAAGCTATCTTAATGGCTAACAAAGGTTCTAAATCATCTTCATTGAAAATCTCATCTAAGGGATTATCGCACGTAGCATTCGTTGATGGAGATTACACTTCAAACTATTACTTAGTAGAAATTAAATAATTATTATGAGCTTTTGGGATACTGAACCACAAAAACCTGTCTTTGACTTTGAGATTGAAAAAGCAAAGTTAAAAGAAAATATGGACTATCTGATGACAATGTCTGTGCAAGAACAAACACTATACAAAAAGTGGGTGGAGTTGCAAGAACCATCGATGATTCAGGCTAAAGCCCAAATAGCATCTTATTATGATTCTCAATGGAAACCAACTGATATCAACAATAAGGAGCTAACGATAAAAGAAATTGAATCGTTAGACCCTTACGTTGAGATTGTTGATGACCCGAAGGAATCTACCAAATGGGCAGCGGTAAGACGTATGATTCACACAATGGATTTTACAGCAAACCCTGGTCGTAATGTAAAGATTAATGTAAAGGATAGAGTGAGTGGAAAACTATTAGGACAGATTTCATTAGCATCCGATGTAACCGCTATGGGAGTTAGAGATAACTTCATTGGTTGGACTAAGGATAATAAGTTTGTTGATGGTAAGTTAAATAACACTACTATCGCTTCTACTATTGTATGTACTCAACCATTAGGTTATAACTTCTTAGGTGGTAAATTAATCGCTATGATGACAACTACACCGGAGGTTAGAGCATATTGGAAATCAAAGTATGATAATGTTTTGATTGCAGTAGGTACAACATCACTTTACGGAATTCACTCTCAATATAATGGTATTCCACTTTTCAAAACATTAGGTGAATCAGCTGGTAAGATTAGTTTAAAGCCGGATGATAAATTCTATGACCCTTGGCATCAATGGATTAAGGAAAATAGAGCACAATGGTATAAAGATAATATTTCGGATGAGAGAGCTCGTAATGGTGCTAGTATGGGATATGAAGCTAATGGACCTGTTAGTGGTATAAAACAAAAGATATTAGGCCAAATCTTTAAAGAATGTGGTATTAAGGCAACTCAATATCATCACGGATTTAAGAGAGGTGTTTATATGGCTATGATGTATGAAAACGGATGTGAGTATCTTAGAAACGAAATTACCGAAGATAAATTAATTCTTAAAGATAAGTTTAAGCAAGGTACTGAATACATTAACAAATGGTGGAAGAAACATGCAATCAGTAGATATACAAAACTACATGATGAAGGAAGAATTAAACCTGAACACTTATTCTACATAGATGCTATTGGAATTAGTTGGGAAGAAATGAAAGCAAAATACCTATCAGAAGTAGGAAGATAAAAAAATAAAATTATGGCAAAAACTAAAAAAACAAAAAAAATAGCTGAAGTGCTAGAACCAATTGGTGAAATAAAAATGGCACCATCTGAAAAATTAGAACATTGCGAATGGTGTTTTCAATTCGATGGAGATGAACCACAAATATTTGCTTGGACTGGTGAAAATGATAGCAAAGATGAAGAACCAAAAGTAATGTTTACAATTACAAATACAAAAGATTCATATATTACCTTTACTCACAAAAATGGTAAATCATTTAAATTGTTTGCTAGAGAATTGACTGATGAAGGTAAGCAACTTAGAGCTAAACAAATTGAATTAACAAAAACAAATATAGAAAATGGAAGTACGAATAAAGAAGCTTAGTGAAACCGCAGTAATTCCAACTTATGCAAAAGATGGTGATGCTGGTATGGATTTAGTAGCAACTAGAATTATATCCAATACAACATTTGATGTTAGTTATGGTACTGATTTGGCAATGGAAATTCCTAAGGGATTTGTAGGATTAGTATTTCCTCGTTCATCGGTTAGAAAATATGAGTTAGCATTATCTAATTCAGTTGGGGTAATTGATAGTGGATATAGAGGAGAATTACAAGCTACATTTAAGAAAACAAACGGATTGGATTCTCTTGCGTATAAAGTAGGAGATAGAATTGCACAAATTATGATTATTCCACATCCTCCTATTGAGTTTAAAGAAGTAGATGATTTATCTGATACTGAAAGAGGTGATGGTGGATTTGGTTCAACTGGAAAATAAAAAATAAAATATGTTTATAGAACAAACGGAAGAAAAAACAAATAATAATTTATGGGTAGAGAAGTATCGCCCATCAAAGCTTGCTGATTATGTTGGTAATGAACATTTAAAATCAAAAGTAGAAGGTTATTTAGAAAATGGTGAAATCCCACATTTATTGTTATATGGTAAAGCGGGCACTGGTAAAACTACATTAGCAAAATTAATTGTAAAATCAATTGATTGTGATTATATGGTTATCAATGCATCTGATGAAAATAATGTTGAGACTGTTAGAAATAAAGTAAAGAATTTTGCATCTTCTATGGGATTCAAACCATTTAAGATTATTCTTTTAGATGAGTTTGATTATATGTCACAACCATCTCAAGCTATCTTAAGAAACTTAATGGAAACATTTTCAGCACATTGTCGTTTCATATTAACTTGTAACTATGTTGATAAAGTAATTGAACCAATTCAAAGTAGATGTCAATCATTTCAAATCATACCACCAACTAAAAAAGATGTTGCAATGCAAGTTAGCAAAATCCTAAAAGCTGAGAATGTAGAATTTGAAGTTAAGGATTTAGTTCCAATTATTGATGCAGCTTATCCTGATATTCGTAAAGTTATAAATACATGTCAGTTAAATTCAAATAAAGGCAAACTACAAGTAGATGTACAAAATCTATTAGAAAATGATTACAAAAATAAAATTGTGGATATCTTAAAATCAAATGACGATAAGAGAAACAAATATATGAAAGTAAGACAAGCTCTTATTGATTCTAAATCAAAAGACTTTACTGATTTATATACAACTTTATACGATACTGTAGAGGATTATGGAGGTGAAAATACATCAAATGTAATTCTAATCTTAGGTGATGGTGTAAACAAATCAGCAACTGCTATTGATAAGGAAATTATCGCAGCGGCTACATTAATTCAAATTTTAAATATTATATAATGGCTAACATTTTAGGAGCAGGTGGACAACCAATCGGAGGACAAGAAGAAAAACCAATACCTTTAGAAAAAACTGAAGCAATCGGATGTAAAAAATGCGGTGGTGAAATATTTGTACAAGGGTTTGGATTTCGTAAGATTTCAAAGTTATTAACAGGCAAACCAAAAGATGAAGTATTACCCGTAGAGTTATTCTTATGTGGTGATTGTGGTGAAGTATTAAATGATTTATTACCTCCGGGTTTAAAAGTAGAAGAAGAAGCATAATATGGCAGCAAAAACACTATTTGACCATTTAAACGCAATTTGTGATAAGAAAGACCCAAAGTATTGGGACACACTTGATGAGAGTGATAGAAAGACATGGAGTAACTATTTGATACTTCGTTTTCTTTCTATGAAGCCTGAGTGGATAGAACTAATTGCAGATATACAACCTTATATACAAGAAGCTCCGCCTAAAGCAATGTATCTTGCTTTAATTGGATTGATTCCAAAGACAAGAGCATTTTTAAAATATATGAAACCCGCATCATCTGAAAAATATGAAGATTGGATTATTGAATTGGTAGCAAGGCAATATGAAGTATCTAAATCAGAAGCAGAAGACTATCTTAAAATCCTTTATGAAACTACCAGCGGTAAGATGCATATTAAGGAAATAGCGGAGA